CTTTGAGATCAATGGTCGATAAAGACCAATCCTGAGCCATCCCGGCTAGGTATTGATTCCATTGCTGAGTGTTGAGATCGACACCAAAATAACCTAACTGTTCCCTGATCAGGTCACCGATCCCCTTTTGAACTAGGATGTTCATGTGGGGCTCAATAGCGATGATCCGGTCTGTTTTGGCATTTTTGGCGACAGTGGTAGTTCGACTCTCGTCTGAGACGATGATGTCTGTTCCTGGGAAGGAACACCATTGGTACCCGGCTATAGCGCGGGCATATGGGAACAATCTAGGCGTAACATGCATTTCACATGCATATTTCTTAGAGAGCAGTACGTCGGCTCCCGAGACCGCAGAAGTCGCTCCTGGACCAAACGAGAAGCCTTGTTCAGCAGTTCTAAGCTTTCGGGATGAAAGCTTACCTAGAACTTTTGATACCGTCCGCTGCATGCTTTTGATAAGCCTGCGGTAAGGATGGTAGGCTACACATTGAAAGGCGATAAGCCTCTCATTCGTGATAGCACACTCGGCTTCCTGTTTGTGGAACTTCTCGTATGCGGCTGCCTTCCTGTCAATACCTGAGTTAAGTGATGGGTTCTTTACCATCATCTCGCTCACCAAGTAGTCGTTCGCGAAACCGTGGACACTTACGTGCTTGAAGGTCGTACGAATAAGCTCTTGAGTTTCTCCCCTAAACCCTTCCACAGGGAACGGGACGGCGCCATCGCTGGCGCTTACCGGAGGGAGATTGAGCAGCTGTATGATAGACTCGGGAGAGTCCTCAGACAGTAGGTACCAGACGGCCATACTCCGAGGAGTATTTAAGTCTTTGCATATTTCCAGAGCGGTTTTCATCTCGCTCCGATATGCGTACCTATCCAACTCAGACGCCTTCACAGGCGTACCGCGATGGGAATCGCGGTTAGACATCTGCGCCATCACGGCAGCAGAACTAGAACGGTTAACACTGTTCATAGTGACTCCTAGAAATCAAGGTGTGTCCTGGACAGCCTCTGTGAAGAGAAAGTCCCGGCGGCTAGTCGACTGGTTAGGTCGTATAGTCGAGATCGCGGAATTGCGCTTTGATAAGCGCGTTCGCGCAACCGTTCACAAAGAACGCGTAAGCGTCCTTGATTTCGGTAGAAGTGGCATCGATCGGGTAGATCGCATCACCATTGATGCGGATCGTTCCAACGACGGTGGAGACACCGTTGATGCTCCGGACCACAGGCAACTCGACGCCGAACGACGGTTTGTTTGTCGCTCGAGTCTTCGTGTACCTGCCGGGGCGGGTAACCAGCCGGTTGCGTTGCGCCACCGTTGAGGCCGTGAGGTCCTCAAAGATGACGGTGTCGCTAGAGACCACCACCGGGGTGAAGGTCTTGGCTGCTGCTGCGTCATTGTTAATGACGACGTTCGCGTTTTGCATGGATTACTTCCTTGTCTAACGTTTTCGAAGTCACAATGCCGCACACTACTCCCATGAGGAATTGAACTCGGTCCCGCAAATCTCTAACGCTCATTCGGGCAAGCACGTCAACGTCAGTGGATATCTCTATCCGTTGATTGATGACAAGCTCACCTTCGAGCGCGGAGACTAGCGAGATGAGTTCCTCACGAGAATTTGGCACGCTAAGCATATAGACTCCTGGTTACGGCTTTCGAAGCCGCGAGGGGTACAACCAAGAAGAACCACTAGCAGGCTGCCGTATTAAGGCGAGGCCTGACAATAACCGAGACCACGATCCGACACCGCTCCCAAAATTCAGAGTTGGAGCCGGCAGAGAACCATAGAAGGTTCTTTTGCTGACTACCTCGTTTGAACTTGAGGTGGTGCCGTAAATGGTCGAGAAGGTTATTGTGGTGTACTTGGAAGATACGTGAATCCCCACACGCTTAAGTCCAACGATGGACTCGGCTGCAGAGAGAAAGTCGCCGACTTGTAGAAACCAGTCGATGACGAAGCTGTAAGGGATTAACTCCCAAATCAGCAATGCTGGGTTGGTAAAGCCCAGTCTATACACGGTCTGGTTGTATGCGCCAGCACCGTCCTCAAACTCCGCATAGCAGACCAATCTTCCCGTGAGGGAACAGGTCCAGCTGTTAGCCCCATAATCATACTGGGGTAACGGTGTGTATCCGCTCTGACTCAACGTCGGAACCTTCATACTCACCCTGCGGATCAGGAGCCCATTGTTGCGTACTTTATAGTATTCTTCAATGGACCCCGCGAGGTCGCTTATCAACGGTCTTATGCCGTATTGCCAAGCGAGCCAATTGTCTGACGCCGTATCAAGGACGTCGGACTTCCACTGCTTCTTCCAGCCTTTGGGAAGGGGTTTACCGCCAGTTAAAGCGCGGTACACCTGGGAAGGTGATCCCTTTCTTAAAGCTCTGTAAGCTCTCACGAGTCGCGACGAGAAGTCGACGAACATTGCGGAAGTTTGCCTGTACTCTGCTAGGGATTGAGCGATATTAGTGCTCTGATCCTTTAGCTTATTGCGCAGGGCTGTCGACCAGCTTGACACCGGGAAGGTGCTCGGCAAAGTCGACGAGGTTGTGATGGGTACACCAACAACCGCTTTCGCTCCGGACCAGCCACCACCGACGAGGTAGGTGACCTTCGTGTACACATTAACGTTATATCGGTATTTATTCGACGTAACAGTTGTGCCAGAGAAGAGCATGTTTGTCCCGATCGGACGCACCCGTTTAACGGTTGGGTCTTTTCCGTCAAAGCTTTCAGCGACAGTTTGGTCATAGAGTGTCCAGCCGGACACACTATTACCGCTGCCGACAGAACGCTTGGACATACGATAAGGCATGCTTGGTTCCTTGTGAGATGAAAAGTGGAATGGGGGGTATCCAGCCCCCCGACCAGCCACGATTTCTAGTGGCGACTACGCTCCCAGAGGGAGACAAAACGTTCGATGATATGGTGCCGCGCCCCCTTGTTTGGGGGACCGCACCGTCGACGTAGTCAGAGGAAAAGACAGCCGATAGGCGGTCTTCGGTGAATGCAACTGGATGAAGGAAGCATTCGACCTACCCAGATATCTCTCGATAACTGGTTCCAGCTTGTCGTCCTAACCGGATCGCAAGCCAGATCCCCCTCGCGGG